GAAGACGATACAATTTATGATGCAGACCTTGAAAAGAACGTTCGCATTATTAAAGACTATTCATTGAGCGAACTATCCCTTGTGGATGTTCCAGCCAATCAATACGCCAACGTCCTATCCATACAAAAGAATGGCGATGTAACGGGTATGCTTTCAAAAGCACTCATTGAAAACGTTTATTACTGTAGTCAAGACGATGTTGTGCAACTATCGGCAACTACTAAATCATCCTGCCCCCGCTGCTCAGGCAGCATGGAGAACATCGGTTTTGTTGAGTCCAACGACCCAGCCAAAGCCGAAATGGTTAAGGGCATTCTTACTCAAGTTAAGAAGTCTAAGGAGGTTGAAATTATGTCCGAAGAAACAACCGAAGCCAAGGTTGAGGAAACTGAGGCAGTTGAAGAAGTAGCGGAAGCAGTCGAAGAGACTGTTGAAGAGACCCCTGAGACTGTAGAGGAACCAACTGAGGCAAAGACAGAGGAGACCGTAGAGGAAACGGTAGCCGAAGAAGTCAATGTCGTTGAGATGAAGATTGAAGAACTTAGCAATGCTGTCGCCGCAATGAGCGAACAGATCAATCAAATTACTGCCCTTGCAGATGCAGTCACAAAGATTCATCAGCAGGTGAGTGAGGTCTCCAAGAACCTCTCCGGTGTGAGCAGAGAGGTCAACCAACTCAAGGCACAAGACAACGAACTTGGAAAGCGATACGAAGCGTTAGAGCGAGATACTGCTTTCCGTAAGTCTGCTGATTTTGGAGAGATCATGCAGGTTCAACCAGAAAAGGTTGAAAAATCACTATGGTCAGGGCGTTTCCTCGGTAAGTCCGACCTATTCTAAAAACAGGAAAATATGACGGAGGTGAAAAGAATTATGTCAGACGAAATTACTACAGAAGAGACAACAGAAGCAGTAGAGTTTGAGAAGGCCGCAGGCGACTCTGTGCAAGGCGCAGCAGATCGTCAGGGTGTTGCTCCTGCCGTTAGCCCAGTTGTGAACGCAACAGGCAACCCAGGAACAACCGACAACATCGGTAACCCAAACACTCATCACGCTTCAGGTTACATTGGCGTAGGTGGTGTAGGCCAGCAAAATGATGGCGACGCACTCAACTACGGCAACATGGGACAGGCACTTAACCCTCAGGCAATGGGCGCACCATCACCACTAGATATTGACCCCTCAGGTCAGGTCGGTGGAGGTGTTCTCAACCCAGAGCAGAGCCGCCAGTTTATCGACTACGTTTGGGACGCAACCATGCTTGCCCGTGACGGTCGTCGTATCACCATGCGTGCAAACACAATGGAACTAGAGAAGGTTAACGTTGGTCAGCGTGTCCTACGGGCCGCTGCACAGGCTGACGGCTCCTACGAGAATGCAGGGGCAACTTTCTCCAAGGTGGATCTAGCAACTAAGAAGTTGCGGCTAGACTGGGAGATCTCAACAGAGGCACTTGAAGACAACATGGAAGGTGCAGCACTTGAGGATCACTTGGTACGCTTGATGACCGGAGCATTTGCTAACGACATCGAAGATCTCGCTATCAATGGCGATCTAAGCGCAACCACTGACCCCTTCCTAGGGATCATGGACGGCTTCTGCGTACAGGTGGACGAGGGCGGTCACGCCGCTGTTCCACCAGCCTTTGCTAAGGCAGCAGGAGCCGCAGGCGCAGCAGGAACCGTTGACCAGTATGCACAGCCAGTAGGCGATTGGGATCGCTTTGTTAACGACGGTGGAGTACCATCCGAAGTTACCGCATCAGGCACCCCAGTTTGGGACACAGAGACAATGCAGGAGATCATCCTCGCAATGCCTCGTAAGTACCGTGCAATCAAGAGTGGTCTACGATTCTACGCAGGTAGCGATACCTTTGCTAAGATCGTTGCTTCCAATGGAACAGGAACACCAAATGGTTGGGTTCCATCAACTGAGCAGTACGCTAACTCATACCTTGATGGAAACGCACAGGAGTTCGGTGGCCCACGGGCTACTCGTGTCCTAGGCGTACCAGTCCTAGAGGTTCCCTACTTCCCAGAGGATCGTGTGGAACTAACCTTCCCCGCAAACCGTATCTGGGGCATCCAGCGGGACATCACAGTCAACCGTGAGTACCAAGCCAAGAAGGACACAATTGAGTACACAGTATTCATGCGTTTCGGCGTTGCC